GATTGCTCAATACTACCATTGTCTCCAAACTCTAGGTCGTGTCCACCAGGACAACAGTCTCCAATTCTTTGTGCATCACCTGATAATGTCCAACCTGTAGTTCCGTTATCGAATGTACCATTGGTAATTAAATTACCTGTCGTGTTTATTTCTGCAAAAGTTATAGCAGGTATAAGTAAAATTAAATATCTCATCTTCTCGTTGGTTCTGGTATTTCTTGATCGTTACTTCCAATGATTACCATATCTCCTAAAGTAACTCTATGTGTTGCACAACTTACTAGTAATAAACTACTTATTAGTATTATTATTTTCATTAATCATTCCTGATGGTATAGGTTTACCATTCCATTCTTTTGCTTCTGGTTGATAAAAACCACCTATTTCTATCCATCTAGCTTTTGCTTGAGCTCCTATTAATCCGTCTATTGGGCAAGGTGTACCTGCATCCCACATTGACTGCCATACATTTTTATCTTGGCACATCAATGATATAGCTGCTACTTTCATGCCTAGTTTAGCTAAAACAGAAGTTGCTTTTCTTCTTTCACATTCTTCGTCAATCATATAACTTCCAAATGAACCTGAAAAACCTATAACAGTTACTCCTGCTGCAAGTGGTATAACACAGCTATCTTGGCCGTAGACAGACATACCAGGTGCTGAAGAACTGTTTACTGCTGTTTCTGCATTTGTACTGTTATTTGTTGTATTTGTAGTTGTACTGTTTGAGCTACTTCCTGACTGATATGTAGTGGAACTTTCATATCCACCAGTTATTGCTGTGTTTGATCCTGCGTTATTGCTCTGTGTGTTGGTAGTTGAGCCAGAACTTGTAACATCAGATACTGCCGATTCTATACTTAGTAATGCTATCATTATAGCAAGTACAAGTAATGCAGGTTTTAACTTCTCCCACGACATTTCCATTTCCTTAAAGCTAATGCTTTTCTTGTTGGTCTACCTTTACTATCTTTCATAGGGCCTTTGACTCCTGACATTCTGGCACAAAAACTTGCTCGTCTTTTAGCTGCCTTTGAACCTGGTTTGACCTTGCCTGTAACAGGTCTTTTTAAATTAGAGCCTGTAGTTCTTTTAAAAAACTTTCTACCTGCTTCGTTTAATCCACCTGTTTTAGATTGATATTTTTTAGCTACCATTTTATTTCCTTGTTAGTGAGCCACCAAAATATAGCCCTATAATTGAGAAAATTGTGTGCGATTGTAAATTAGTTATGTAAATTGTATTACCTTCTTCAAAGTAAGATGTTTCGTATGTTTCGCCAAATATCCACCAACCACTACTAGCTTCAGTTACTATCTGATAAGCAACATTAACATCAGTAAATATTGGTGCAACGATTGGCACTACTATAATTGAGAATACACACATCAATGCTATCCATCTTCTTGTGTGTTTTGTATGAGGATCAGTAACTTGTCTTGCTTTGTCAGTTTGTTTAGCTGCAAACTCTGCTCTTTGCATCAACATCTTTTCTCTTTCTGCTTGTGCTTGGCCTTTCTGAGCCATGATAGACATAATGCCACCTAGCACAGTAGAAGCTAACATTGATAAAAGTTCCATTGGTATCATTTTTCTAATACCTTTTGTTGTTGCCTTTCATTGTATTTTTCTGCACCACCTCCGAATAATTGATAATAAATAGGACCTACAACAGGTATTTCTTTATATGCTTTATCGAAGTTAGACTCTTGTGCTTGAAAATTTATATCACCAAATTCTGTTCCCAGTTGTTCGTTAGATAATTTTTTTAATTCTATATAACCTCTATAACCTCCTTCTATAAGATTAAAAGGTGGAAGAAAATAAGTTGCTGCTAAATTTGTAACGCTTTTATCTTGTTCTAACCGATCAGAAGCATACTTATTAAAACCATAAACAGCTAATAATTCTTCTAACGCATGATCAGTAAGTAACTCTGGTTCAAATTCTCTGCCTTTTAAAAAATCTTTTATAGTTCTTGTTCCTAAATTTGCTAAACTTAAAAAAGCTGCTAGTGCAACCATTTTTTCTGTTCCATCTATTATTTGTGTTTTATCTTTATTTTTTAATCCTTTTGCAAGTTTTCCTAATCCCTTTCTTCTTTGTACATCTAATTGTTTTATAGTAAAAGATTTAAGAGTATATGCTAGTCTTCCATTAGGATTATCAATATATATTTTTGGCATTTCCATCATTGTAACTGGTTGTAAATCAGAAAGTTCATTAAAAGAATGAAACTTTGTATTTTCAGTAAACTTGCCTAATTTAAAATCTGCAATAATGTCATCTATTAATCCAGGATCAAAAGCATAAAATTCTTCAAATTCTTTTCTAAATTCTTGTTCCCCTTTTGCTGTTTTTAATTTATTTTTCCATTTCATAAATGCAGCGTTTATAGTAGTTTCTTTTCCTAATCTATCAAATCTTCTAAACCCAACTAAATCAAACACTTTGTTTAAAATTTTTGCTGTAGTCCTTACATTTCCATCAGACAGTTCTTGAGATATATTATTTATAGCTACATCTACAAGACCTAATTGTTTTTTCCCAATCAAAGGCGTTTTTTCTGGAATTATGTTTCTTACAGCAGAAACAATAGTGTTTTTTATTCCATGTAAAGCTAATGAGTTTCCTAAATCTCCAAGTTGTGTTATTGAAGCATAAGGGTTTCCTATCGTTCCTAAATAAGCTAAGTCTCTATATCCTCCTATAGATTTTAACATTTGTCTTTCTGAGTTTGTAAAAATACTTTGTATAGCACTTATTAATTCATCTTCATCTAAAACATCTAATCTACCTGCAACCCTTTCTTGTTGCATTATTTTTCCAATAGAATCATCAATATTAAAAACTCCATCTTTTGTTTTTACGGCATTTTTGCCAAAAAATTTATATTTTTCTATATTGTTTATTGCATTTCTTATGTATAAAGATAAAGCATCAGCAGGATCTTCATAAAACTTTTCTACAAAATCATCAGACAGTTCCTCTATTTTTCTAGTCTTTGCAAATCTTGGAACTGAATCAGTCGTTAATCCATAACCTCTAGCATATTGGTTTGCCACATATCCTCTTTGATTAAGACTTAAATCATTAACCGAATTTAAACCAAGTTTTTTTGCATATTCTTGTTCAAGCTTTGTTAATGTTGTTCGTTTGTCTGTTCCTAATGCTTTTCTAAATGCTTGTAAATCTTTTATTTGTCTTGGAAAATAATTAACTAATTCATCAAAATGTATACCTGCTTTTTGCGAATCGTCATAAATATTTTTTAAAACATTTTTTACTTCGTTAAAGTTTTCTTTCATAGGACCTGGCATTAATCTTTCTGCTTCGTCAAATTTTCCATTATAAAGATTTCTACTGATGTTTAATTTTGTTGTTGGATTTACATTTAATGATCTTAAATTTTCAATAAATGGTTGAACCTTTTCTAAGGTAGTTCCAGTAGTTTTGTTTACATTATAATAATATTTTCTTAAAGCTCCTGTAATTGCAGGATCTATTTCTGATATTCTTGTAGACAGAACACCTAATGCTTTTCCTATAATTCCTTCTTTAGTTCCTGCTGTAGATGTATCATTTGTTATACTTTCTTTTACAACTTTTGCTGCATTAGACCTTTGTGGAGGAACTGATATTGGTCTACCTAATTGTTTAATCGCTTTTTGCAATTCTTTATTGTTTACTAAAGTTGGTAATATTTCAAAAGATTCATTTACTGAATATCCTTCATCATAAAGTTTTCTTAGTTTATCTTCTGCATTTTTTACAACTTTTTCTGCTGAATTATTTTTTACTTTAGTTATTTGTGTTCCTACACCTTTTATTATTCCATATCCAATTCCTGCTCCACCTGCTCCAAAAGCTCCATACATAAGTGCTTTTTCAGGATCAACCTCTCCAGTTTGAGCTAAATCTTCTAGTACACTATAGCTGCTACCAAATCCTGCTCCACCTAACATAACTTTAGGTAAAGTTGCTCCTAGAGTTACTAATGTTGTGGGATCGGCTAACATTCCACCGATTTGTCCTACAGTTCTCGACATGCTTTCAGGATCAGGTTCAAATAAATATCCATATTCTTCAGCAATTCCTCTTTCTCTTGCTCGTTCTATCATTTCTCTGCGTTTTTCTAACGGAGCTTCATAAAAACCTTTTCCATATAATTCTTCTGGAGAATGATATTGGAAACCATTATCAAAATCTAAACTATATCTGCCAGACATAATATTATCTGCCCACTTGGGTAAATAATCAGGAGACTGTGCTGTTAAGATATCTGTTCCTAAAGCTACAAATCCTTGTCCTTCACTTGCCCCATACATCATTTGTTTAAAATAATTATCTGATTCATTTCTAATTATTTTTTTATCAATATATCTATCTCCTGGTTTTACCTTTAAATCTTGTAACCTTTGAGATTTACTTATATCTTCTTCTGTTATTTTTTTTCCTAAGTCTGTCCTGTCTTCTTTTGAAGAAAACTTTCTAATAAGTTTTTTTCCTTCGAATTCATCTCCAGGCATAGCTCCAAGTTCCCTCAAGCGAGGTGAATTTTGTATCATTTCTAAAGTAAGTTGCTCTGGCATCTTTTGTTCCTTATTTATTCTTTTTCTTCAAAATCTGAAAAACTATCTTCATCTTGTCCTGGAACTTTTGAAAGAGGAACTTTTGCTGATGTTTTATCGAATAATGATTTAGCAGATTTTAAAATAGCATTATCAATTCCTTTTCCTTCTTGACTTTCTATTCCTATAGCATTGTTGGTGATTGCTGCAATCGCAGCTGCTTCTGTATCAAAAAATCCTTTTCCTGTAAGGTCTTTTACTATGTTTCTAAAATCTTCATTAATTTTATAAAGAGTGTTTCCAACTTTTCTAAATCCCAACATTTTTGGAGCATTTATTTGTACTTGTGGTTGCATACCTTTTGCTCTAGCAGCAGCTTGTGCAGCTTGATAATCAGCTAATGTTTTACCTGGAATTGACATAGCTTCTGCTCCTCTTGACAATGCACCACCAAAACTTTCTCCTGGCATCCTACCCTTGCCTAACTCTAAACCTGCTCTTAGTATAGAAGCATTTATCATTTGTTTATTAGTTGGTGCTTTAGTCATAACTTGTGGCATATAAGCATATCCTAAAAGTGTTTCAAAATTGTTTAGTCCTTGTGGATTATTAGGATCAATGTTTGGTCTAAAATTACCATATAATGGTTGCCCTTGTGCGTTCATTGGATTAGGATCTCTTGAAAAAGCTGATATAGCTTGTTGTTCAAGTCTATCTGGTACTATGTAATCTAGTAATCCTAATGGGCTTTTGTAATCTGTTGCCATTATAATATCCCCTGTCTTTTAGACATTAAGTTTCTATAAAATTGTTGTAAATCGAAAGGTGTTATTTGTTGTTTATCAGAATAAACAGGCATCATTGGTGTATCAAAAACAGGAGCTTGTGGAGCTTGAAGATTAACACTTCCTTGACTCAATAAACCTTCTTGTGTTTGTTGTGTAGGTTGCATAGCAAATCCTTCTGGATTAACGCCCATTCCTTGAAACACTTGTGCTACTTCAGGAGTCATGTTGTCTAATAAAAAGTTACCACCTGGTTCTTGTATATTAGGCATCATTGCAGGAGTTTGAGGTTTTTCCATAGGAGGATTACCAAGAAATCCATCAAAAAGATTTCCGTTACCCTGAACCATACCTCCAAAAGTTGGAAGTATTGAGGTTATTCCACCACTTAGCCCATTTAAAAAATCAAACATTTTTATCTCCTTTCATTATAGTTGATTACCTATTCCAAACCCTGCTGCTGCTCCAGATGGTCCACCAATCATGAATCCACCTGCTGCTCCTAATAATCCAAGCAAAGGATTGGTTCTTGCAGTAGGTTTTGTTTGTGTAGTCATTCCTGGTATAGGACTTCCTATTAAATTAGCGTAGTTTTGTAAATTGACTAAACTTGCGTTTTGGTCAAAATTGTATCTATTCATAGCTTCATCTATAGGTAGTTGTGCTCTTGCAGTTCTTATGTTTCCTATTTGTTGTAAAGACTGAGCAGGTGCTTGTAATCCAGTCATAATCGTTGGTATGTTTTGTAAAGCAACGGCTTGTGATTTTAAAGCATCACCATAAACATCTCCATACAACCTAGATGCAATATCAGACTGTTGTGTCATCATATCTTTCAAAACTTCTGCTTCTAATATTCCTTGTCTTGTTCCACCGAGTCCACCTTTACCTGTAGCATCTCTCCTTGCTTTTTGTAGCCCTTTCATCCCACTTTCTTCTATTCTTCTAAAAGCAGGTTCTAAAGATTTTAATAACATAGGATCTTGAAATCTTGTAGAAGGATCTGCCATTAAACTTGTAAAACCAGGAACTAAAGCATCAGCAATAGCTGTTTGCCCACCCATTGCCTGTTGTTCACCTATTTGTTCTGCTCTTAATAAAAGGTCATCTGGTTGTGCAAAAGTTCTATCTGGATAAAAACTTTGTACTGGCAAGTTTTGTGCACGAGAAAAAATATCCTTTAAATAAGGTTGTTGTGCTGACCATGGTTCTGATTTAGTTGTTTGCGTAGTTGATCCACTACCTCCTCCGAAACTCATAGTCTTTCTCCTTTAATGTATAGTTGTAAGTTCTTTGCCAAGAACTGTGTATGTTTGTTCATATCCGTAATGCTCCAGTTTTTTAATAAATCCTTTCCTGCAGAATGTTTCCATAGCATGACATTTATTTTCTTCTGCCCATGCTTCAATAACTGATATACAATGTAACCAGTTGTCTATTTCCTGTCCACCTAGCGTTATTACTCTGCAAACCTTTTTCTTTGGGTAATTTATAATTTCTGTTGTAACAACTGCTTTTATATTAGATTCGCTATCAAATACTATCCATAGTTGCATTTTTGCTTCTTTACAAAAATTATAAATATCTTTAGAGGTCATTTCTCTTTGACCTTTTTTAGCACCTAGTTCTATATAGGGCTCACACGCTTCCCATATCTCATCAATCTCTTGTGATGGTATGCCTGTTAGAAATGTTGTCATAATTTAGTATAGTTACCTGCTGCGTTTACAAAGTATATGCCCTCACCTGCACTACCAGGATTAAAGTCAGAGCCATCAGCGTAGACAATATCTCCTTGTTTCTTTCTTATAGGTTCTACATGTTTTACTTCTATAAAGGTTGTTGCGTTTTCTTCTAACGCACCTTGCAGTTTAGTCAGCTCCTCGAAGATATATCTAGGTAAATCTTCAGGATTACTTGGTACTGGATTAGGGGTATATTTAGGGGCTTGTGCCATTATCTTTCTCCTATTACCTCATATTCTAAATCATATCCGTTTAGCTCAAAAGTGCTATCTTCTGTGTGTTGAAATCTTACTGCTATAAATTTACCTGTACTTCTACAATCTACCTTGTTTTGAGAGTTAGGTGTAAATTCTTGACTAGGTGTAAATGTATATGTGCCGTTAGGACTCATAGAACTTCCTACTGATATAGTGCATTTGCCAGTTCCTGCTATCTTAGGTGTAAGTTTTCTTACTTGTTTTACTGTGTTTGTGTTGCCATCTAAGGTTAATCCTTTTCTTTCTATGGTTGTGATGTAGTTTTCACCTGCAAACTGTTGCCCGAAATCTCCACGATACAGTTTAGTATCTGCTACACCTGCCATAAGGATAGACCTTTCTGTTGGGTTATATTGCCTATCTCCCCATGTACCACTATAAGATGTCCATGTAGCTGATTGTCCTGACCATACAACAGATGTTGCACCAGGATCTACGATTCCAGGACCAATGTGATAAATATTAGGCAAATCACGAAAAGTAAATGAGTTATTAACATAGTTATAAATTAATGCTTTATTGCAATATTGTGAACCAATACTAGGATAACACACCCACATTTCAGATTGCTGAACATTGTGTGTGCAAAATGTTAAGTTGTAGTAGGCATCATTAATATCATTAAATAGCTGTCTTTTAATTAAATCAGAAGCTACAGACTTTTTAGATACTCCATTGTGTACGATTAAATCGCCTTGAGTTACAACAAAATGATTTCCGTCAAATTCTGCTATACAGTTTCTTGTTAATACGCCTGTATCATTAAATAGTTTTTGGAAACTAAATACAAGGTTTCCCCCTATATAATTAGCTATCCATGTAGAATTTTCTTTATATATAACAAATGATTGCTTAAGAGCCAATCCGTCTACAATAAAATCTGATTCATCGCCAATAGTAACTGCACCTGCGTCATTAGTTGCTGACGCTGTCCAAGAAGAAGGTAATGCAAAGTTTTCTGCTGCATCTCCCCATCTAACTTTATTAGGAAGATTTGTGCCACTTTCTGTAAGATTAAGTGCCATTAAATAGTTACCAAATGCTTTTATAGTCTTACAAGTTGTGTTTGATGGCCAATTAGTTAAATCACTAAAATTACTTGCACCAGTTGTAGCTAATACTTGTGGATCATCTACTCCATTACACAAAATAGGCAAACCATTATAAATAGTTCCTGTCCAGTTGCCGACTGTGGTTAAATTTGTTGAGTAATCTCCACCTGATGATCTGGTATAATCTGTGTGTGTTGAACTACCACTTTGTCTGTAAATTTTTGCTGTACCTGCATAAAACCAGTATACATTTGTTCCTGATGCCCAGTTAATAACGAAATATGGGGCAACTGTAGGTGTGCCGAATACCTGGTCATGTCCTTTAATTTTTTTAGCTGCGTTATCTGCAAATCTTATATTAGCTGCTTCTGAATAAAATTCAGGTGGCAATACAGTATTGTTTGTATCTTTTACTAAACCTTTAGGTGCAGGTGCTACAAATGTTGCCATTATGCAGTCCTTTTCCACATATATACTACGATGTAGGGGTTCATAATACTGTGAGCTGAACCACCACCAGTAGCATTTGTAGTTGTTGTTCTACCAGGATTTACACTATCACCTGCTGCAGGAAAATCAACTTCTTCGTTTTCTCCATTACCTCTTAGGGTTGTAGTATGAGTATGCGATGGTAATTCAGATGTAGTAAGTGTATGGGTTTTAGCACCACCAGTTTCTTCTACTGTATCAAAATCTGAATCTGCTGCATTTATACCTACCATTACACGACCTGCACCAAATGCTGCCCATGTTCCAAAACCAAGTAATGTTGCAGGATTAGTTGCTACTGCTGCATTTATGTAAATAGATCCTACAGGATAAACTGCTGTTAAGGTTGCTACTGCATTACCACCTGAAGTAACTGCTGCTGCTGCTAAAGTTCCTGTGATTGTAATATTGCGACCACCAGTTATGTCTTTATTTGCATCTGCTGTAAGTGCTTTTGATGCTTCTACAGTACCAAGTGCTGCGACATCTACATAGTTAAGTTCTGTAGTATTCGCTGTAACGCCATCTAATAAATTTAATTCTGTATGTGTTGATGTAACAGCATTACTAAGATTGGGAAATGTAGCTTTGACTGTCGATTTGATAAGTCTTAAATGATCATCACCCTCTGACACAGCATCTGAAGCTGTAGGGTTTGAGCTGTTAAGACTGTCTATATATGTTCCTGTTTCTAATCCCATTTGTTATTCCTCTAGTGTATGTGCTGCTTTAAATTCATCAGTATAATCGTATGAACCATCTTCTTTTTTGACCATATCAGCATAAACATTATCTGCAACTTCTACAAAATTATCTGTAGGTT